GGGAAAACCTCAATTTTGGATACTAGGGGCCCAGTGCATGCCTAGTGGATAATTTATTTGCGTTGACGTTGTGGTTTAGCACGTCTTGGTTGCGAAGGATTACCATTCCAAGTGGGAAGATTGGATGCGGGGTCGGAGCTAACGGTGTAAGTGTTATTACGTTTACGAGCCGGGGGTTTTGGGCGACGAGGAGCTTGTGCCTGTTTAACTCTGGGTTGACGTGGCGCGCGTTGAGTCTGGTTGTTAAGTGTTAGCTTAGTCACTTGGTCAGTGAGTGACTTGAATGCATCGGATTTAAGAATTTGCTCCGTTCGATCCATCACTTTCTTAACCTTCTTCTTGCCGAATATGTTCTTGAGCCATTTCACGGCCGTTGGGACGTGAGGTAATATAGCAGCGGCGAGCGAACCGGCATCATTAGCGGCCGACGGAAGCGAATCCGGTCGGGCGTGAAAAATGCCAGTAGCCATCTGAAGGGCACGTGGGTCAGGGAGAGGCAGGAGTCTCTGAAAAGACTCAAGAGAACCCGATGGACGGGTCTGAATCTCCATACCAACGTAGCATTTGGCAGTGATGTAAGGTACGCTTGAAAGGGTGGTCCCCACAACACTCGGAACAGTAAGGCCCTCGAAGAGAGTAAAGGACCAGTCAAGATTGTTCCAAGGTGTGTCGGCTGTGCAAGCATAAGGGTAGCCAACGTTAGCTGCAACAGTTTGCTGGTTGTAGTTGTACAAGGGGACGAAAACAGCGGCTTTGGTGGTGGTGTTGTACCAACGCATGAAAGAGTAGGTCAAACCAGATGGGTTAGTTTGGCCAGTAGAATCAACCGGGGTGTTCATCGAGGACCAAGTTGTAACAGTATTAATAGGTTGCTGGACAACAAAAGCTCCGTCCTTAGCAGGTCTGGTAGTAGCTTTAGGTGATAGATTCATCAGGTCACCAGCAGTGTTTGGTAAAATGCCAGTGGTCTGATAAATGTAAGAAGTGAAAACGTTGACTAAGCCGGAGCTGGCAGCAGTACCAGCAAAAGGTCCGAAATCTACGAATTGAATGTAGAAAACAGTATCGTAGTTCGGTGATGGTAACTCCTTCTTGATAACCGGTTTCTTAATGCCTTTCACTTCGCGCTCGAGTACCTCATAGTCATCCGATTCCCAATTAGTTGGCCAGGATGGTAACATACGGGCCAATGCAATCTTTTCCTCGTCAGTGCTAAGTTGGTCGATGAGTTGAGTGGGGGTGACACCGGTAAAGGTCGACGGCTTAAACTTGGCGACTGTGACCGTTCCTTGATCATTAAAAGCGGTGGCATTGAGGTAAAAAGTGTTGGATTTGTAAGTTGTACGCAACATGGATGCGTCGGAAGCGAGGTTGCCGAGGTTGTAACCGGCAGTTTTGCTGGCGGATGGTGACGATTGACTAAGAGCGGGGTGACCTGCAATGGGGTTAGTTTCATTAGCGGGTTGTATCCATTGAGTACCGTTGAGCATGAAAACGTACGAACCGACAAAGGCACCTGACGGTGTCATAAAGAGCATGGATGAGGGGTTGCTGGCGATGGTGGCAGTGGCAGAGGATGGCAACAAAAGAATCGGCGGGTGGTTAGTCTCACCTTTCATTTCGATGTTTACAATGTTAGGAGCGCTAGCATCCGGTGTGCCCTCAAACTCCTGAGGTATAATGGTGGGCGGGTGGCAGACTTTCTTGACATATGCGGCACCAGCGGGGGTTTCGCAGTCAACAGTGCAGCCATCAACGACACAAACGACAGAATTATCCATTAAAGTTAAAATCGGAAGCAATGATTATTGGTTAAGTAGCAGTTATATACAAATGGGTGCGCAGGTAGAAGAGCGCCTATTCAGATGTAGCAGGATGAAGTTTGACAGGCTTAAGTTCATGATAAGGGATGCCTATAGCATTTTTCATGAAGTTAAACAAAAGTCTAACCTTCTCTGAGTCGATTTGGTGTTTGGAGTAAATGGCGGTGGTGGCCACACAACCGAGCTCAAGAGCGTACTGACTTTTAACAACGCGCGTTGAGGCAATAAGTGAACTGCGGGTTTCCTCATAATGTGCTTGGTCACGGTAGGTTTTACCGAGGAACTTTGCAGTTTTGCGGACGACATCCGGAAAGAAACCGGCCGTTGTGAGTATAAACCCAGCAAATTCACCGACAGTGTCGATATGTTGTTTAATAACGTGCTGAGTAGTGTCAAGTATTTCCTTACCATTAAGCGTTAATCTCATCTCACGACATTGAACCGCACTATCATCGCCTTTCCATAAGGCGACTTTCTGTCCCACAAAATCAAAACAAGCGTTCATAAGGCCCATGTTGCAAAGCGTGTTTTCAAGTATGGTGAAAGGGCCACCGGACATCTGCTTCATATGACCATCCAATTTGGTGGTGGAATTCTTACCATGGTAAGTCATTCGCCAGTGTTTGCGGTATTCGTTGTAATAACGAATGACGAATTCGTCAGCACCGGCGTAAGTGAGAAGTAGGGATGTGGTGTTGATCATTGCTTCATTAAATTTAGAGTCCCATTCGCTAACATCTGCGCATGCCCAAGGGGTCGCATCCTCAGGGTCAATCATAGCAGTGTATTGTTCGGATAGCGCTTCGTCGCTCTCATGGGTGGCGATGATAACTTTAACGTTGTTTGCTTTGACGATCTCTTGTACACGTGCAAAAATGGCACGAGCATAACACGAGTATAATAAATTAATACGTTTCGACATGGAAGCGATGCCCTGCCCAACTTTGTCGGAGGAGTCAAAACCCTCAGCAGGGTCAAACTTGCCCTGCCTCTTCTGCAAAAAGCTGATGGTTTCACCAAATGCGTCAAAAGGGTTTTTGAGATCGTTGCTCACGATGGTCGGGTCTTTCTTGGAGAGGGCGATAACATATTCAGAGTAATGATATCTAAGAAACTCATTGTCAATGCGCATGTCTTTAATAAAACTCTGCATGCTGTGATTATTACCGTATAACGCTTTAACTATACCACGCACGATAATGTGTGCGTTAACAGTTTTCTCGCGAGGTTTGGGTATGGCGCTGCTGTAACGTTTAAGCATGGTGGCAATTGTGGATCGGGAATTGTCACTTGCCTGGTTACGTATGAACGCGCACTCATCCAAAACACGATGACCGTTAAAAGTACGGCCAGATGGTAATAGACTTTCAATGGTGGTGGAAAGTTTCGCGCCGCATTCGGGAAGTGCAGTCGGATCGTTGTAGGCTGTAAAAGTGGACTGAGTGTTAACGTTGATAAGCGCCTCTGTTAAAACAGTAGTGGCACTGGATAACGTTGCAGTATCATTAGCTACTTCTTGTTTGCCTTGAGTTATTAAAAAAGCATTAGGAGAAGTTTCAGGTTGGTTGTTGACGTAGCAATCCTGAGCAAGATATACATGGTTGATCTCTTCATAAGTACGGATGTTAGTACCGTTGACAAGGAAAGTCTTTTCGATAAGGCTGGCATCACCATAGACAACGAGTTGGTTGGTAGCTCGTGTCATGGCGGTGTATATCCACTCTGCACGATTTTGAAGCTTTGAGTGGACAGATGCATCGTCGATATAAAAGACAACAGTGTGTGATCTAGATCCTTGATAAGAGGTGATAGTATGGGTGTTGCTACGACGCAAATCGGCGATCGTTTCCCGGTTGAAAGCAATAATGGGTATATTAACACTAATGTCAGTGATAGCTCCGTTGTAATAAACTAAACCGTCAGTGATTTTCGATTCGGTGGTGATGTCGAAACCGTACTTGTGATTAAGTATACGTGCAATGTCTTGGGGAATGGCCTTAGCAATGGTCATATTATTAGTAACTCCAATCTGTGCGAATGTGGTGTGTTCAATTGTGTTGGTGTAATCAACAAAGGGTGTCTGATAAACGTCACCAACAACAATAATGTTCGCAGTTGGGCAAACAGTGTAAACCATGTGCATGTATTCAACCGTAGATTGACTAAGTTCGTCAATGACGACGGTGGTCGGCTGTTGTTTGGCGATGATCACTAGTGCGTTATGGGGTGTAAATGCAATAACTTTGTGTTTGTTTTCTAATGTGTCTCGAAGTTGCTTAGTAGGAGCTATGTATAGTGCATCAGGGTAAAGCTGAACAGCTTTAGTAGTCTTACCAGCCGAAGCATAACCAGTTATGGCCTTAAAAGCAAATTTGTAAGGTCTTTTCTCGCTCCGAACATATTCCTCACGACCGTTGGTTATGTCTCGGAAGAACTTGTTAGCGAATCTTTGCATTAGAGACACGTCGATAGAAGTGGCGTGCGTCGTAACATCTTGGCAGTAAAGCTGTCTAATGGTGTTGTAATCATGAATAGGGCTTTGCTCGTAACCGGCTAGATGGTAGTAAAGCTCGGTAGCAGTACCAGTAAAGGTCTCAATAGACAAGAAATACCGGGCGAATTCCCAAACGGTCTTCGGGTTGCCAAAGGTCTTAATGATAACTTGGCCACCGAGATTGGTAATTTTCCGCACGAGAGGTATAAACTCATCGACAAGTTGTTCTGTATTGACGTCGCGCCCGGCGTCAAGAACAATAGTGTCGTAAGTGTTGCGTGCGATCTTTTGCACTAACTCAGGGAGCGTTTTGTAGTTTATGGTGACTACACTAGCAATGTTGCGCATTGGTCTAGCGCCTCTACCCTGATAAACACATGCGGTGGTAGACATGGGTCTAAGTTTAACAACCTCCTCAACCAATGCACCAGGTGCAGCCGATAGTTCAATAAATCTGCCAATACGTCCGGTGTTAGATAGGCGAGTGGCAATATCTTCAAACTTGCCGGTCGTTGCACCACCAGCCCGCAAATTGGAGTAGTGTTTATTGGAGTAGTAGACACAAATAGGTTCGCCATGACCGTTTCCAATTACGGCGGTGGTGTCGTCAGTGTTACCAGTTTTGATCGTTATAGTTCTGTCGAGAATGATGGCAAGTTGTTCGCACATATAAACGAAATACGGGTTCTCAAACTCTCCCTTAAAGATATAATCGTCAAGGTCTTTGACAGTGAAACCGGCGCCAAGGATAACAGAGGCGCGGCCACAAGCATAGAGCTGCTTGAGTATGTCCCGGGCTTTGGGTCGTAAATGGTCAGGTATAGCGAGTAAAACGGCCCTGATGAAACAATGCCCAAGTCGAAGGGCTGCAGGTGTGTTGGTGTGTTCCTGTTCGACAAGCTTGGCGATCTGGGCCTTAGGTATGGTGTGGTGAGGGGCAAGACTCCACACACTTTCGGTTCGCACAAGCTGGGGTGTTTCTTCAGTCGGACTGGGGGGAGGCGGCGGGGGTTCGGGAGTGGATTCGACAACAACGCTCACACCATCATCGGTCGCGCTCTCGACATTTTCGTAATCAGTGGAGGACTGCAACGAGGTGTCATCAGTGTCATCAGTGACAACAACGACGTCGTCCTTCCAAGTTAATGGTCGGTTGTAAATGACATGATGGTCATGAGAGAGTACAGCATCATCTATCTCAAGCACCTCGTAGTGCCAAATTTTAGTGGGATCGTCGAGCACCTTCTCGTTGGCAAAAGGGACCTTACACATAAATTCTTGAATGATGGAATGTAGACCCCAGGTGATGTCATTGGAGTCACGCCAGTTCTTAAGATGTTTGAAAATAGTCGAAATTTTCTTTGTGCGCTCTGCTCGCATAACGGCACCCATGATAAAAATGGATATCACGACACGGTGGAACTCGGATGGTTTGGCATCCCAGCGGTCGTAATAAACAGTGGCGCCAATTTTAATCGTGCGGTAGTAGCCACTAGCCACTGTAGCGAGTTCATTGTACTTATAACTTTCGTCATGTTGCCTAGCCGAATAGGCCATAAGGCCCTGAACAACATGCTTAGGTACGACGAAGTGCGGGACAGCAGATTGTTGTGCAGTGAATCTTTGAGCACAAGCATAAAGCATGTCAGGCACGAGATAGAACCGGTCGCGATAATCCCCGAGCGGCACGGTGAACGTGAGGCGGCCTGGGAACCAATCAGTGCGAGTGAGCATGAGCACATGCAGAGGCCCGTAAGTTCTAATAGTTTCCCGAACGATCATGCGCTCAGGTGTGGTGGCACGGTGGGTCTGATACATTATACGAGAAAACTTGGCCCAATTGGTCCAGTTGTTAAGACTGTGTTCGTAGTTAAGAGAGTGGTCACCCATGGAGAAAAAGACCTTAGAGTCAGTTTCGCCAGGTACAACTCGCATAGCAAATTCAACTTCGTCGCAACCGGACAAACGTGGTTCATATAGGCAGACGGGCATGTACATGTAGACGAGCATCTTGTCTATGTTGTGGTGTTCGAACATAGCAACTAATTCTTCAAAGGTAACGTCATACATGGAATGAACAGCAACGGCTATTTGAGCCGGGAAGTAACAGTTCTGGGCCCCTTTAAGGCACAGCGGCGTGTTGTAGCCGCGAACTGCACGTTTAAATTGCCGACCCTTTGCATTGTTCTTAAGGTTGGTGGCAATGCGATAAGCTTCTCGCGATGAGTCAAGTAGACAACAATTGTGGTCGGAAGCGATCTTATCATTGAGCGAATCGCCAAAGGATATCGTACTAAGACCCTGTTCTCGGGCGGATCGTACAAAATCATTAGCCTCATGATTGGCGAATTCGTTGAGCACGGCCAAAACGGGATGGGAGCTGGTTTTCAGCTTGCCGTTAGTGGCCTGCGTGATGTAACGGTGTTGGAATAGCGTCTGGAGGCGAGTGGCGCTAGTTTCATTGATGTGATAGCTGTGATAAAATGCGTTTTCTAATTGGTTTTTAGTTTGTTCGCGGACGACGTCACGGAAAACACCGTCAATAGTGGCGGCGTCGTCTTTAGCGCAGTTGGATTTAGTTATGGCTTGC